CTTTCAGCCTATATAGACAACGCGGTTATTCTACCTGGACTTGTCATAAATGACTTTCCTGGGGTTACATACCCTGTGGTAGATATGCCTGTGATGTCACCTGCTAACGTCATTAATGACTGTTTAGCGGATGCAGCACAAGTTGATTGGCTCTCATTAGTTGACCTGGTTGAATCTAAAAAGACCATTGAGTCACTTCATCAATCTGCTGACCTTATTATCAAGCTCATTAAGAGTGAAGGTAAAGGGAAACTCATCAGATTTGGGAAGGGTGACCTTGTGCTTAAGTATAGTTTTCCTAAGCGCAAGTGGCAATCTTTAGGTGATAACAGATCAAGGGAAGGAATCCCTGCTCGACCTCCAGGAAGTTTTAAGTTCAACTTTCCGTATGTAGCGCGGCTCCAAAAGGAGTTAGCGGACACGTATTTGTTGGATCAATTCGGGATCATGAACATCTTGTATTCCATGGAAGGCGCGCTACAATCTCTTGTTGAGATTAGCCGTCCACCTGCCATGACGTTCAGAAGAGCGACAAGATACCTTCATGAGGGAAGAAAATCGACCGTCTTACCTACCGTGTGGTGGGGCCCAGAGATGGGTAACACTACATGGACCACTAGGTCTGAACGAACGGTCAATTACCGTGTTGGGGTTGTCGCCCACACAAATCTAGACATAATATCTAGATCTGGTTTTACGACAGGCAGTTTCGCCGCAACAGCGTATGAGCTGATACCGTATTCCTGGCTTCTTGACTACGTCATTAAGATAGGTTCCGCGATTGAAGCATTGCGAATGCAATCATCACCGTTTGTTAAAGCAAGTTGGGTTACTGCCAGAGTCACGTACTTTAATGAGTACACTTTTAACGTCGATAGTGCTTTCCACGATTTTGGTGGTTGGGCTCTAGAGTTCAAGCAGGGTTCGCCATTTAATATGACTGAATCCATTGTTTTGCAACAAAGGTCCCCTTCTATCCATGCTGGATTGCCCACTCTCGATACTTCATTCAAATCTATTACACACGGGTTAAACGGAGCTGCTGCAGCTTATCAAAAGCTGTACAACCTATTTACCCCACATAAAGGAAGAAGAAAATGACTACAC